CTGCTAACAAACCGAATATTCCTCGATAGCTCAGTCGGTAGAGCGCCGGACTGTTAATCCGTAGGTCCCTGGTTCGAGCCCAGGTCGAGGAGCCAAAAAATCGAATGAAATCAAGGCCTTACAGTGATGTGAGGCCTTTTTTATTTCCAAAATTGGTGTGATTTTTGTGCGGTAAGCACCCCTGTAAGCAGTTAATTTAACCAGCACAAACTAGCAAACATTCAGCCTTGCGCCTTGCCACTAAACCCGGCAGCACCTTACCCCCGCCCTTTGTCCAAAGCATAAGTTGCTCTTGAACACCGTCCCAATCTTGAGCATTGATTTTTCGCTTCAAAGTAGACGTTTGCAGCCGCCCAACGCCAAGGTTGTATGCGTAGTCAACGATGGCGTTGCACCTTCTCTCATTGGTCGCTAGGACGGGGCAGTTCCTCAAGACACCGGGCAAGTACGTGTGCTCAAGCTCAACCATCAAAAGTGCCCTTGCCGCACCCTCTTCCATTGGCGGGTCTTCTAGCGTGACCTTGCGTTTATCAGCGTAGTAAGTCGAGCCGTAGCCGATTGTGGGAACCCCGGCTGGGCACAGGTAGGGCTTTGATCGGTAGCCCTCGTATTTTCTGCACAGTTCTGCCGCAAGTTCTAAGTTCATAGCCCACGTTTTTTCAAGGTGCGGTCAAGAAACCAATAGTTAATTGTTCCAGCCAATAGTGCCGAGAAGTCTGGCGACATCATGGTCATAAATACATCCAAGGGGGCTGCGCCTGATATCCAAGCATTGGAAGCAAACCAAATATGAATGAACGACCAAACTAGGAGCATCCAGTAGGTGACCACAGGTCTTACTGATGCGGACAAACTAGCCGCCCAGCCGCCAGCGACCTTGACCATCGATGCTTGTTGCTCAATTGCGGCATTGAAGGCATCCATGACCCCTACATCAACTGCCGCTTCGCGCTGTGCACCGATTTCAGCCAGCTTCATCTGACCTCTAATTTGCTCCAGATCACACTGACGGGAAAACATCAGCATTTCGTGCGCTCGCTCGTTCTTCTTGTCAAAGAACTTTAAAACCTCTGGCGCTAGGCGAAAGATGCCGCCAAGCAACCCGCCCAAAATACCGCCACTGAAAATTTCCAGCATATTTAGTCCTTACAAGATTTGGTTTTGTCTTCGTTTTGCATGAGCTTGATGCCGGATAGAAAGCCGATCATGCCGCCTATCAAAGTGCTAAAGGCCGGGCTGATCATTTTGAAAATCTCAGCGTTGTCCACTTCCTTGGCCCATAGCCCCAACATAAAGCTGACCACCATTGCCAGTACGGATATGCAAAGCGTTGTGCTGACCATGAGAGTCACCCACAGGGTCAGCTTATCTTTGGTGTCTGGCGTAGGCCTTTTGGTTCTGGGTATGGGTTTCTTAGTCATACAAGTAAATCAATCTCGCGATTTAGGTTGTTGATCTGGATGTTGAGGGTAATTTGGCGCATCCTGTACTCATAAATTTCGTACTCATACTGATGAAACTTCTTGATTCGGCTGTCCACCTGCACCTGATTTGCCCGTTCAGCGTCTAGCTTTTCCACCCGCTTTAAAAATACATCTTGCTGCGTAGAAGCCGTTGGCTGGACTACTGGATACCACTTGTCGTAGCTGACTTTCATTTCTTCTCTCGCTCAAGTGCATCTTTGTATCCGTGAACAACTTTGGCTCTAAGTTCTGCTGAATCTGCCGTACCAGCCCATTCGGATAGGTTGTTCCAAATGACTGTTAAATCCTGACTGCGGCAAAACCGGACATTGTTTGTCAGCCACATCGACATCTGTTGATGGCGCTCGGATGGGTTGTGGATCGTCCAAGCAATACTGTAGAACTCTCGAACGTAGCAACCGTTCTTAGCAACGGCCCCGACTAGCCCAAATAAAAGCAACAGAATGAGCCAGCGCATTTGTCATTGCCATATCCACAAAATGGTAAATGCACCCCAAACCAAAAAGATGATGACAAAGGCTGCAACGATAAACGCATCAACCCAATCGTCCATAGCTACAGCCCCAGAAGCTTTCCAACAAACTCAGCAGCGACACCGGGGCCAAACAAAACACACAACATCACTAAATACAAAAGATACTCAATCTTCGTCATGCGCTTATCGCCAGCTTTCAAACTGTCTTGAATTCGGCTGTAGCGTTCGGCACAAATTGCCTCGTGCACCGCGAGTTTTGTTTCTTGTTCCATATATTTCAGACGTAAAAAAACCGCCTAAGCGGATCAAGTTGAGCGAGTTTATTTTTAAGGTGAATTCAATACTGACGAATCGTACTCAATCTTTACTTCTTGAATAATTCATCTTATGGTTTAACTGGGTAAGTTACATTCCAAGGAAATCCTGATTGAGATGGAATGTTGCGCAAGGCTTGGCGATATGTAGCCCAATCAGATTTTTTAGCAATGGTGCAATCTGGAATCTGTGTCCAATCAGATTCTTTAAGTTTCTCATCTCGTAGAGCACGAACTTTCTGAGCTTGTTCGGAATCTTTTACAGACTTGTAAATAACTTCGTTTTGTGCCGCAGTAGTAACCTTGCCATCATTATCAATTGTGTCTGCGTGAATTGGAACAAGAACAAATTTGGTGTACCACTTCCCACCAATTAACTCAACGCCAATTGATTGAGAATATTGATAGACAGTTGCACCAGTTGGTTGTTGCCCTTCATAGACTACATCAGCACCAAGCTCATTGATGCGAGATTCCGTAAGCTCCTCTATTGGTGAAATGTTTTCATGAAGTTTACGAAAATCAAACTCGCTGACAACTCGTTCTGTTTCTCTGATTCTGATTTGCATGATTTATCCTTTAACCAAGATACTTGTTGCCGTTGTTGCCAATCCCGCATAGACCCCTGTATTAGCTGTGGTCAGCGTTGCACTAGGCGATACATAGTATTTTGAAGCAGGGGTTAAAGATGTTTGAGATATGTTGACGCTTCCGACAGTATTAACACTTGCTGTTTGTCCATTTGTATAACTACCAACTGAAAATCCTGCAAAGTTCTCCGAAGTCAGAGTTGTATTTGTCAACACACCATATACAACTGATGCACTCATATTGAAAGTAACATTAGAAGCAGTAGAGTATGAATAATTCAGAGTGTAATTATTGCTATCAATACCTGTACTAATGGCAGATCCAAAGGATATTGATGTTCCTGAGATAGTTCCAATTTTAAAACTTGTTGCGTAATAAACTAGAAGTCGACCATCTGTAGCGATAACTGGTCTTGTATAAGTTCCGCTACCAAAAGTAACAGCAGTTCCAAAACTCCAAGTTCCTGCTGTATTGTCATAAGTACCTATCTTTGCAATTCCACCCGAATAACTAAAAACAGTTTTATTAGCCACGCTACTATAAGCAAGTCTGCAATAATTTACGACACCCGCAACATCTAAACTACTTGTTACAAGTAAAGAGCCTGATGGATCTAAACTATAGATATAGTGTGATCCACTCGTTTTAGTCATTATCAAATGAATTTTATTGGCAGAGGAATCGTAGGTCATAGCGCCACCATCCCAGTTATTGCTTGTGTCAATAGTTATCTGACCAATTGATGGGGTTGCTGAAGTTGTATCAATAGCGGCTATGCTCACACCAGAATTTGGATATTTTCTTGCGGCAAATAAGATATGGTTATTTGGGACGCATATAGCGGCATAGCCATCCATCCAAGTTCCTGCAGATATGCTAGTGAAAGCAACGAGACTATCAGAACAAGTTCCAACATACAAAGTGGAATCGTAAGTGTTTGTTTGAGTTAAGTAGGCAACTTTATCTGTTATCGGGTTGTAGGCACAAAGTGGTGTTTTACCCGCTTGGAAAATAAAACTTGATGCGGATACTGTAATGTTGTTTATTAACGAAACAGCCGTTCCAGATACACCAAGCACAACCCCATAAGTCGCCATGTTCAGCGAGGTTGATGTTGTATAAAATAAATAGAATCTGTTTCTTTTTGAATCGTAAGTTGTTGCGGATACTACTACGGCTCCAGGCTGTGAAGAAGTTACGAAGGTTGGACTTGTAACTGGGGATGTAGCGATTGCTACAGCTTGTCCGCTTGAGTTCAATAATACTGGAGCACCCGCACTAATTGTTCCTGATACTACTGCTGTGATCTTTGGACCAGCCGCATTCGCATTGATAGCTTGAAGAACTCGCAAAGGAGACATTGATCGCAATCCTGTCTGACTACCCGCTTCCATTTCAGCTTGAGTTGCGACAGTAAGGTTCTCACTAATTTTTGTCCAGTTTGTTGCATCAGCAGATGGGTCAGTTGTGTTGAATGGCATCCAAAACTGAGCCACTTTGAAGAGAATTTGCATCCAAATTTGAGCCACCCCAATCGCCTATCCTGCTTAATTTTTGAGCAAGGATGGGCAAGGAGTG